GCGCCACCGGATGAACCGGTAGCCATTGGGTTGATTTGTAGAGGATTGGCTGTGTATCTAACTCGAAACCGTAACACAATTCGGTAAGAGTGGATCCCTAAGCGCTGAATAGCACTGGTGGGGTCGCTCCGTAGGGAAGGACCGGAGACGAAACGCCTTAGTCTAACGAAGTCAGACAGGAGGGCAAAGTCCTTGATGAGATGTTTGGGGTCGGGGTTGTATGCCAGAGAGGCGCAGCTCGTGTTTAACGTCCCGGCGGACGGGTCGGGATTTCAGAACTTGGAAGAAGGGCCAGCGCAGACAATGTTGTCGACAGCGCGGAGAGCCTGTTGCCAGTTCAATGGAACATAGTTTCGACCGGTCGTGATGCGAGCAGCTTCAATGACACGGAGGACCTCGACAGCGTAAACGTCGGGGCCCCAGAGACTGTATTCCATAAGGGCGTGGTCGAAGAGCTCGAACAGCTCCTCGGTTGAGGGTGAGTCTTTGCGCATCCAGCACATGCCTTCGGCAATGGCATCTTTGTCAAGAGCGCCAACCCAACGGCCAATGGGCTTACTGTAGTAGCACACCCGCTTGAGGAAAACGGGGGACTCGGTACAAAAGGGCTGTTTGATAGGGCCCTTGTCAGCTCCAGTGATCTTCATCCCGTATAGGGCGGAGAACTCTGAGAAAGAGATAGCATTGAGGTAGGGTTGGACTTCCTTCTGAACAGAAATGAGGAAATCGTCACCCAAGGTCATGGGAACTATCCTCTCACGCTTGAGCCATTCAAGGACACGAGGGAGGTCACGAGCATAGTACATAGCAACAATAAAAGCCTTAACAGCTGAGTACCAAGAATTGATGAGAGCTGTGAGGTAACTGCCACTGGGATGGCCACGGTTAACCTCATAAATGAAAGCGAATTGCGAGCAATCGCTCGCATGAAGGATCTTGAGAGCAGCATCGACGACAAAAGGGTCATCGGAATAGACGACGGCAAGAAGGGCCTTGCGAATGTTGGGGTCACGGATGGAGACTGGGAACGTGATGTGACGAGCTTGAGTAAACTCAAGGAAGAGGATGCAACGAATCTTGTTGGCTTCTGGATCAGCATACCAGTCGTTTGCGGCGTGTAAAACGGACTCGCAAGCGACAGGATGTTGACAAAGGTCAAACTGGCCAGAATCTCCATCGAAGATATCAAAAGTAGGCTTGAAG